GCCACTTGTGGTTGCACAAGGTGGCACTGGTCTTGCGGCTGCGGGTACATCCGGCAACGTATTGACGAGTGATGGCTCTGCCTGGGCTTCGACCGCACCCACGTCTGATCTTGGTATTTGCGAAGGGCGTTTAACGCTTACGAGTGCGCTACCCGTGACAACCGCCGACGTGACCGGTGCCACCAACATTTATTTTGCCCCGTACAACGGCAATCGGATCGCGCTCTACGACGGGTCGTCCGCTTGGAATGTCCGAACCTTTACTCAAATTACGATTGCGTTGGGAACGCTCACGGACGCCAAACCATATGACTTGTTTGCGTACGATAATTCAGGAACCGTGACGTTTGACTCGCCAGTCGCGTGGACAAACGATACCACACGGGCAACGGCCCTCACGACGCAGGACGGGGTCCTAGTGAAAACGGGGGCCACCACCCGAAGATATATCGGGACGTTTTATACCACGGCGACGACCACGACCGAGGATAGCTACGCGAAGCGGTTGCTGTGGAATTATTACAACCGTGTGCCGCGGCCGATGCGAGTCGTGGAAACGACGGATTCGTGGACGTATACCATCGCCACGATGCGTCAGGCGAACGGAAGCACTGCGAACCAACTTGGGTTTGTGGTGGGTGTTGCAGAAGTTGAACTGGCAGCAGAAGTGATATCCTTGGTAAGAAATAGTTCTACAAACATCTCTGTCGCCGCGGCCATTGGACTAGATTCCACTAGCGCGGCTGCGACTGGTTGCCTTATGGGAACCTATGACATTTCAGTCGCGAATAGAGTGGATATCACTAGTGCGGCTCTTCGTACATCTCCAACGGCCGGGTATCATTATGCGGCGTGGTTAGAGTATTCGCACGCGAGCGGTACCACGACATGGTGGGGCGACGGGGGCTCGACTTACCGGCAAAGCGGAATAGATGGAAGCATTCAAGGATAGGAAGGATAAGTTATGACGGATACAGCAGGACGGCTTGACCGGGAACTTAAAGCAGAGGGATTGGCCATCGTCGGCGTCTCGATTGATAATAATAATGATACAACGACGTGGCGGGTACAACCGAGTGAGCTACAAGCTCAGGCGCAGCCGTTCATTGATGCTATTGATATCGCAGTGTGGGAACAGGATGAGGTGTGGGCCGAACTCCGAGTTGATCGTAATACGCGACTTATTGCAAGCGACTGGACACAATTACCCGATGTGAGTGTTGGATTTGCACCAGAGGACAGCGCCGCATGGAGTGTTTATCGACAAGCTCTTCGCGATCTGCCCGCGAACACCAATGATCCAGCAAATCCCGTCTGGCCAACTTCAAACGTATAGCATATGGCAGCTTCCTATCCAACAACCATTAAATCGTTCGAAACTAAATCGACCGGTAACGTTATCTACACGACGCATATCACTGACCTTGAAGCGGAAGTGGTGGCGATTGAGACGGCGCTAAAAACCGGACCGACGGTCCTTGCGGCCGCATCATTCTCCGGTGCAGTAACGCTCACGGGTGGATTGAATACGCCGCTTGTGGTTGCTCAAGGTGGCACCGGTCTTGCGACGTTGACGAGTGCTGGTGTCCTGATTGGTGCTGGAACAGGAACTCCGACAACCGTAGCGCCCAGTACGTCCGGCAACGTCTTGACGAGTGACGGCTCTGTCTGGGCAAGTTCCGCAGCGGTTAGTAGCGCACTCGATCCGACTACACAAGTCTTTACTAGTGGGTCAGGTACCTACACGACACCAGCAAATTGCAAAACTATTCGTGTGCGACTGGTCGGCGGCGGAGGTGGAAGTGGGGCCTCTGCGACGAACAGCGGCACGGCTGGCGGGAACTCAACCTTCTCCGCAAGCTCCATGCAAGCTAATGGCGGTGGCGAGGGTGGAAATGGAGCAGGACGAGGTGGTTATGGTGGGGAGGGCGGCTCAGGAGCCAACGGACTCATCAACGCGAATGGTAATTCCGGCGGTGCCGGTGGAGACGACCTAGCAGCGGCCGGTGGTGTCGGCGGCGGAAGTTATTTCGGAGGTGGTGGCAGAAGCGGACCGTGTGCCAATGCCCAAGCCGCCCAGCCCGGAGCCGCGTATGGGGCCGGTGGCGGTGGACCGGGTGCGACACCTTTGGCAGCAAATTCAGCCGGCGGCGGCGGCGCCGGCGGTTACTGTGAGCGGTTGATTGATAACCCGTCCGCAACGTATACGTATGCAGTTGGCGCGGCCGGGACCGGAGGCGCGGCCGGCGACACGGCGGGACAAGCAGGATCAGCAGGAGTGGTCGTTGTAGAGGAGTGGTATGTCTAGACACGCAGTCATTGAAAACGGTGTGGTCATCAACACGATTGACTATGTAACCACGCCAAATCCCGTCCCTACATTTTCAGAGGATGTGATCGCTGTCCCATCTGACACAGCAAGTATTGGGTGGCTGTATTCAAACGATACATTCACTGATCCGAATGCGCCATCGCTGGCAGAACAGACCACAGAGGCTTGGGTTCTCCTGCGGCGCTTTCGAAACAGTCGGCTCACGATGAGCGATTGGACACAAGCGAATGACACACCGTTGAATACTGTACAAGTCTCAGCGTGGGCCGTCTACCGTCAAGCACTCCGCGATCTCCCTGCGAACACGGTTGATCCGGAAAATCCCGTCTGGCCAACTGAACCCGCATAGCATAAAAAGTCTATATGTAAGTGTGTTGCGGTTCAAACCGCAGTGTGCCGTTCATCCTAAATAGATCGACTTCCTCTATATTTTTAGGAGCCTTTCTTACATGGCACACTTCGTAGAACACAATGCCTTCAAGCTCTAGCCCGTCAAGCTCATTCAGCCCGTCGAATTCGACCAGCCCATCGAGTTCCGCGTCGCCGTCGGTCAGCCCGTCGAGTTCGGAGAGCCCGTCAAGTTCTACGTCCCCATCATCGTCACAGTCGAACAGCCCGTCGGCGTCGGTATCCCCATCATCGTCACAGTCGAACAGCCCGTCAAGCTCGACATCACCGTCTGGGTCACAGTCGAACAGCCCGTCAAGCTCCGTTTCGCCATCACCCAGCCCATCAAGATCGTTCAGCCCGTCGAGTTCAGTCAGCCCATCGCGTTCAGTCAGCCCGTCAGACTCCGCGTCGGCCACGATCAGTCCGTCCAGTTCGTTTAGTCCATCAAGTTCATTCAGTCCATCGGGTTCATTCAGCCCGTCAAGTTCGACATCTCTGTCGTATAGCCCGTCGAGTTCATACAGTCCATCAAGTTCATTCAGCCCGTCGGGTTCGACATCAGCGTCAGCTACGCCGTCAAGCACACCCAGCCCGTCAAGTTCGTACAGTCCGTCAAGTTCGTACTCGCCCAGTCCGTCGAGTTCTGCATCGGCCAGTCCGTCAAGTTCGTACAGTCCGTCAAGTTCGTTTAGCCCGTCAAGTTCCACGTCGGCATCTGTCAGCCCATCCGAGGCCGCGGGACAACAGGGATATACCACTGCTGATGTACTGAAGGGGTCGTGGACCGCAACGTCTGGTACTGATCTCTATGCGATGATTGACGAAGCGGAAGTACCGTATGCAGGTACGACATACGCCGCCGCGGTGTATGCGAATGGCGCAGCGACGTATGGAAACTATGGCGATGCCATTTACTCTGACAATGCACAAGAATTGAAAGTTGAACTTCGGGAAATCAGTACTACGTCGGGCACATACAACGCCGTCGCGGGCGGTACAACAGCACAGTACGGTCAAGGGAAACGATATAAAAATACGACGAAGATTGCCGAGCGGGATGTGTTCACCGCGGCAACAGAACATTACGGTCTAGGTGCGCGATACCCCTTGGTGGCGTATGGAGGTAGCGCAGCTATGTATGGAAACTATGGCTTTCCAAACGGTGACGCACACACCTTTAAGTATATTTTAACGCCAACAGAGAAAGGTATAATTGAAGATTTCACGAAATTAGAAGTGTGGTTCTACGCTGATCTAGATATTGTTCAGATGACAATCGGCGGTTTGCTTCCACCCGCACCAACTGGAGAGGTCTCGATGTATGTTCGGGCCTCCACGAATCTTCCCTAAGCCATGGCGCATACTCCTATTATCGGTTTAACGGTATACGGCACGATGGTTGCTGGTGTGTCTCTATATGGGAGCCACGGAACACCAGTCGTCGATGAAACGTTTTATAACATCGCGACGTACGAAGAATCCCAGTATGGGTTGTGGACGCCAACTCTCGATTACACATGGTATGACACAGCAACGTATAATAACTCTACGTATGATAATGTATATGTAAGCTCGCCTAGCCTGTCGGTCAGTCCCTCACTCAACTATACTTTCCGAGTACATTGGTTTGAGTTAAACACACCAGTGACCGCCGGAAGTCCGTCAAGTTCACTCAGTCCGTCGATTAG